CTTTTTATAAAGGTAATGACACGCCTCAAAACGCACACTCTATGGTTCAGTTCTATACAGACCAAGACTTTGTAGATAATGGTGCTAACTTTCAAATACAAGCACACGGTGGTACCGCTGAGGTTTGGGACATAATATACTTTATACAGAAAACACAATCATATGCGTAGAAAATCAGAAAAAACAGTAAGTCACACTTCTCCAAAGAATAGCAGAAGAGGCTGCCTGTGTAAGAATGGAAAATACTCAACAAAGTGTTGTGATGGGTCTTTGCAGGCTCAGGGAATAGGAAGCGTAACTAAAATTAATTAACATGTTTAAAAAGAAGAAAAAAGAAGTTAAGGAAGAGGCTCAAGCTAAGCCTTTAATCGAGAAAGTAACTGAATCGAAAGGAGTTAACAACATAAATACTCCTAGAACTATTAGTAGAAAAAATGGGTAAAAATACAACAGATTTTTCTGTTTGTGGTTTACCTATTATATTATTAAGTAATTATTTTAATATATCATATGAAAGCAAGTGAAATTCTAGAAAAGTTTAGAAACATCATTCTTTCAGAAGACGGAGAAGTAATCGAGAAGCCACAAGTAGAGGCTGCTCCTGCTACAGAACCTGAAGCTGAAGTTGAGTTATCTGAGCAAGAAGTAAAAACTGAGGCTGAAGTAGCTGAGGTTGAATTGGCGGAGATGCCAGAAGACGAAGCTTCCCCTGAAGATGTTGTTGAAGATATCGCAGAAGGTGAAGACAAATATGCTACCAAAGAAGAGTTAGCTAAAGGATTAGCTGAAATGAAAGCTATGTACGAAGCTATTATCGAATCTATGGGAAGCAAAGAAGAAAGCATGGAAGTTCCACAGGAGCTTAGTGCTGACGATTTAGCTGATGCTAAAGAAGTAGAGGTAGAATTATCTTCCGAAGAAGAAGTTTCAGTAGAGCCTATCGCTCATTCACCTGAAGCTGAGGTTGCTAAGAGCCCTTTAAGTTTATACGCTCAAAGAGGTAAGAAAACAACCGTTGACTCTGTATTTAATAAATTATTCAAATAAACTAAACAAAAATGGCAACAAGCACAAACATTACAACAACTTATGCTGGTGAGTTTGCAGGGAAATACATCGCTGCTGCTTTACTAAGTGCGTCTACTATTGAGAATGGTGGACTTACTGTTAAACCGAATGTGAAATACAAAGAGGTAATGAAGAAATTATCAACAGATGGTATCGTTGCAGATGCTACTTGTGATTTCGATCCTACTTCNACTATCACATTAACTGAAAGAATTTTACAACCTGAAGAGTTTCAAGTAAACTTACAGTTATGTAAAAAAGACTTCAGATCTGACTGGGAAGCTGTACAAATGGGATACTCTGCATTTGACAACTTGCCTCCATCTTTCCAAGACTTCTTGATTGCACATGTTGCAGGAAAAGTTGCTGAGAAAACTGAGCAAACTATCTGGTCTGGAGCTAACGCTACTGCTGGTGAATTTGACGGATTAGTTACTTTAGCTACTGCTGATGCATCTGTTATCGATGTAGCTGCTGGAACTGTAACTGCTGCTAACGTAATTGACGAATTAGGTAAAATCGTTGACGCTATTCCTTCTGCTGTTTACGGTAAAGAAGACTTAAACCTTTATGTTTCTCAAAACATCGCTAGAGCTTATGTAAGAGCTTTAGGTGGATTCGGAGCTTCTGGATTAGGTGCTAATGGTACAAACGCAATGGGAACTCAGTGGTGGAATAACGGAAGCTTAACTTTTGATGGAGTTTCTTTATTCGTAGCTAATGGATTAGCTGACAACACTGCAATGGCTGCTGAAAAATCTAACTTATTCTTTGGAACAGGATTGTTATCTGACCACAACGAAGTACAAGTTATAGACATGGGATCAATTGACGGAAGTCAAAATGTTCGTGTTGTAATGCGCTTTACAAGCGGTGTACAGTACGGAATCGGATCTGATATCGTTCTTTATTCTTAATAAATAAATTATATGGGGAGGTCCATAAAGCCTCCCCAATAATTAAATAATTAATCTTTAAAAATATATATAAATGGCTTGTAACTTAGACGCTGGGCGTAAAGAACCTTGTAAAGACGTTGTTGGAGGGATTACTGCTGTTTACTTTGTAAATTACGGAGGTTATGGAACCGCTACGATTGATGATACTACTGATGAGGTAGATGATTTTTCTCAAGCTGCTGTAACTGCTTACAAATACGAAGTAAAAGGTAACTCTAACCTAACACAGAATATTAACTCTTCTAGAGAGAATGGAACTACTTTCTTTGAGCAAGTGTTAACTTTAACACTACACAAACTAACCAAAGAAGACAATAAGCAAATCAAATTGATGGCTTACGGAAGACCTCATGTTTTAGTTGAGGATTACAATAAAAACATATTTGTTGTAGGTGTTGAGCATGGTGCAGATGTATCTGGTGGTACAGTTGTAACTGGTGCTGCAATGGGAGATTTATCAGGATATACTTTAACATTGACTGCAATGGAAAAATTACCTGCTAACTTCTTAGCCCACACAATAGATCCTTCGACTCCTGACGAAATAATTGTTGGTAGTGCTACTATAACGGTTGAGGAAGGAACAAACGTTTAATCTATTAAACACAATAGGTATTAAACCCTTTGCTTAGGCAAGGGGTTTTTTATTTATAAAACAATTATTGTATTTTTTGATTATCTTATTATGAAAGTGTTACAACCAAACAGTGATCCACAGACTATTAAAATTGTCCCTAGACAATACATAGAGGCAAGTGATCTAGTTTTAACTATAACTCAAGATGGAACTTCTAAAAGTGAAGTGCTGTCTGATTTGACTTCTGTAATAAATGGTAATTATATAGACATTGAAATTACGTCTACTATCTTAACCGAAGGGGAACTATATTTTATGGAGCTTAAGCAAGATACTACTTTGCTTTACAGAGATAAAGCGTTCTGTACGTCTCAAACAAGCAAGGCTGTAGATCACACATTGAATACAAACCAGTATACCGAATATGAAGCGTATCCAACTGGTCAACAATATATCATGAGATAATGGAAGAAAAGAACCAAAGTGTAAGATTCGTGAACCTATCTTCTTATGCAGCTCCAGAATACAAGGAGGTGTATAACAAGGATTGGGTTTTATATGAGACTGAAGATGGAGAGGATTATTTTACTGGGCTAATAGACAAGTACTTAGATAGCCCAACAAACGCATGTTGTATTAACGGTATATCTGACATGATATACGGTAGAGGATTAGATTGCACAGACTCTGAAGAAAAGCCAGAGATGTACGCTAAGATGAAGCTTCTAATTAAAGACAAGGAGCTAAAGAAAGTAGTAAACGACTACAAGTTATTAGGTCAAGCTTCTTTTCAAATTATATACAACGAATCCAAGACAAGTATAGTAAAAGTACTACACTTTCCAATGGAAACCCTTAGAGCTGAGAAAGCCAAAGATGGTTGTATTAAGGCTTACTACTATCACCCAAGCTGGAAAGATCTTAAGCCTAGTGATGAGCCTAAGAGGATACCTTCTTTTGGGTATGGAACAAAGTCTCAACAAATAGAGATCTTTGTGATTAGACCTTACAGAGCTGGATTCTACTATTATTCACCTGCCGACTACCAATCTTGTGTTCAGTATTGTGACTTAGAAAGTGAAGTATCGAACTATCATATAAACAACATTCAGAACGGTATTCAGCCTAGTTTATTTATCAACTTTAATAACGGTGTGCCAGATGAAGAAGCACAGCAGTTAATAGAGAATAAGATCAATGACAAATTTGGTGGCACTTCTAATGCTGGAAGGGCAATTATAGCATTCAACGAGGATCCTGAAAGAAAAGCCACAATAGAAGCTATTCATTTACCTGATGCTCATGCTCAATACCAATTCTATGCAGATGAAAGTAGAGAAAAGATTATGTTAGGCCATAGGATCGTTTCTCCGATACTTTTGGGTATAAAAGATAACACAGGGTTCGGAAACAACGCAGAAGAGCTTAGAACGGCTTCTGTGATCATGGACAACGTAGTTATTAGACCATTTCAGACAGCAATTATAGATGCTGTTAACGAGATACTACATTTTAACGGTATTTTCTTGAACTTATACTTTGTTACTTTACAGCCTATAGAGTTTACTGAATTAGAGAACATCTCTACCAAAGTAAGAAAAGAGGAAGAAACAGGAGAAAAGATGTCTAGTCAAAAATGGAATTTCCTTTCTAAGATGAAGAATATATTTAAAAAAGAGGAGGATTAGATGGAAGCATTATTTATAACAACAGAAGAGCTTAGAAGAAAGTCTATCATTGGAGGTAATGTAGATGCTGATAAATTTATACAATTTATTGGAGTAGCTCAGGATATACACATACAGAATTATTTGGGTACTTTATTATATAATAAATTACAGAGTTTGATTACCAGCGGAACTATAGATGAAGCTGGTAATTCAAATTACAAGTTGTTATTAGATAGTTACATAGGTCCCATGTTAGTATGGTACGCACAAGCTGATTACTACTTGTTCGCACCATTTCAAGTATCCAACGGTGGAGTGTTTAAACATAGAAGTGAAAACTCTGAAACACCTGAGATGACTGAGATCAAGAGTTTAGTTGAAACATGTAAAGACAAAGCTGAGTTCTATACTAGAAGATTTCTTGATTATATGGATTTTAATAGTCAACTATATCCTGAGTACAATCAAAGCACGAATGGAGGTATGTATCCTGATCGAAAAGAAAGTTTTAATTCTTGGGTTTTATGATAGAAAAAGAAAAGACAACATATAAACCAAAAAAGATTAACATAGTAAAGTTAGAGACTTACTTAAACAAGATAAATAAAAATGGCAAACAGCATAAATTGGGGAAAGATTTACTGCGATAGTTATTTTGGAGACGAACACAATGAACAAACAATACATAATCAATCACAACCTAACTGCTTCGTATAATGATAAAATGGTTTTTAAATTTAATAGGGTGGGGAGAGGTCTATGAAGTATCTTGGTTCGGAAACGTAAATGAAAGTAATGATTGGGGAATAGCATACCCATTTAATGCAGATGGAAGTTTTCTGAGAGTAGATACCATAATGGAATCATCAGACGTAACATATATAACAACAGATCAAACAAAATATTAAATAATGGCTAAACAAACAATTAACGTAGGAAGTACTGCTAATGATGGTACTGGAGACAAACTAAGAGATGCTTTTGTAAAGGTAAACG